CTACATATTATTGCTAAGAAAGCAGGTGGAGAGTTTGAATACTATACTCTTGGTTTAAAGAATGATGCGGCAAAGAATTGGTCAGCAGACCATTATCGTTGGCTACATCTACACGTTATTCTAAATGAGGAACGTGGAGCGGCATACGGTATTAAGGGACGAACACTTGAAAGTCTAACTTACAATGATACATTGGACCCTGAATCAGATACACACGTTGATACTTCAGGTCTTACTATGGAAGATTTGGTAGCAGAACATATGGGAGATTATGTTGCAGACTTAATTGAATTGGAAGATTATCATAATGCCTTGCGAGAGCAGACAGGAATTAAGATGGTTCTAACTGATGGTATTGTAACAAGTATGAATCTTACACCTAATGAAAAGACAGGCAACCGTGTTATGTGGATTGAACCTGTTGATGCAAACTATGGTTTTGAAGATGAAGAAATGTCTGACTCAACACCTGTTTGGATTCCTGAAGGTGTGAATATCGACTTTGGTATTGGTTCTGATATTGTCTTACTTGGACGAACAAATCAAACACAAAAGAAGGATTCAGATGGTAATTATCTTGAAGATGAATGGAACCCTGTTTCAATTAATCTATTCGGTGTTTATGCTCGCGTTGCTTTGGGTAATGCTAACGTAGATGCTGATTCAGATGATGACGTAGACTTTTGGTGAGATTAAATTATAGGGGATGTAGTTCAGTTGGAAGAACGTTTGGTTTGCAACCAGAAGGCCGTAGGTTCGAGTCCTACCTTCTCCATAATTTAATTTAATCAATAGATTACCGGTGAAAACCTTTGCGTAGTAGTGGGCTAAATCTGACTACCGAGTGGGTGCAAGGCCCACACTAAAGGTGATTATATGGAAAAATATTTGAGATTAAATCAGATTGTATTAGATTTATCAGAAGTAGAATGTATTGAGTGGAAACAAATAGATGACGAAGAACAGTATTCGGAAAGAACTCTATTCTCAATTAGACTACATTTAAGGAGCGGGAAAATGTTTACCCGCCAAGTTTATGACACACAATTTGATGATATAAAAGAGCAATTTAAAGCAGTAATATGCGAAGAAGAAATGATTAAAATAGGAGATGAATGATATGGGAATTGGAAATAAAAAAGGTAGCGCGGCAGGTGCTACATTAGAGAAGAGTAAAAGTAACGATAGGGACTCAGCATTTAAACAAGCAAAAATGCGAGCCATGCAACAAAGGCAAAAACTACTTGACCAACAACAAGCGTTTATGATTTGTGGTGTAAGTGGCGACCCCGGAACAGGTAAAACAGGGGTTTGTTTAGATTGTAGAACAGAAGAAGAATTAGAAACACATTGGCTGTTTGTTCTTGATTTTGATGAAGGTGCTGAACCTACATGGCGACAACATTGGTCAAGTGATGATAAGGTAGTAATCTTTAATCCGTATGTCTTTAGAGAGGATATGACGGTGGATTATTTTGCTACTGCTGATATGGCACGATTCTTTATTGCTATGGTTAATGAAGCCATCAATGAAAAGCAAATTGAATGGGATGGTGAAACTGTTGAAATTCCAGCAGTAAAGGCTATTGTATTCGATGGGCTTGACTCATGGTTAGATACAACTAATATGATTGCACGAATGAATCATATTAAGGGTGGTGACCCAAGAGCAGCAGATAAGGTAAAAATGGTCCCTACACAATGGTTTGCACGAACAGAAGAATACAAGCGTTTGTTTAAGGCGGCTTGTCAACTTGAATGCAATAAGTTTTTCATTACACATATGAAAGAGGTGCATGATGGGTTTGATATTGTTGGACGTAAACCTGATTGGGAGAAATCAACAACTGCTAAACTCTACCAATACATTGAATGTGTAAAGGAAGAACGAGGCAAAACAACAAAACTACTTGCGAAGGTTAAGAAAAGTAAAACCAACGCAGAAAATGTGGGGCAAACGTTCACCCTACTTGAAAATGAAGGCGGTAAGATTGTGTGGAATGGTCTTGACGCTTTAAAGGACGGAACACTTTGATTTAGTCATAGTGTCACTTTCGGGGTTTTATCCGGTAATGAATAGAAAACTTCAATCCTCCTTTGGATTATGGCGTATCGGCGCGTCAATCTGTTCCCCCCAATTTTAGGTGATTTAGATGAAATTTGTAATAGATGGAAAAAAATTAAGTGAGAAATTAAAAGCAGTTTTACTGAAAGGTAGATGGAATCAAGGAACTGAATTAAGGACCAGTTCACTGGGAAGTGCAGTTATTATTCAAGTTGTAGAAAACGAAATTTATTTGTATAATGGGAATGAATCTACATATGTCAAAATCAAAATAGATGCAGACGTAGAAATCCTTGAAACAGGACGATGTTGCATAAGTTATGACCTACTCAATAAATATATTAAAACGGGTAATGTGTTAATAGAAGTATTAACAGAAGAAGGTATGTTACAGTTAGCAACTAATGGTAGTTTAATTAAGTTACCCTTATTAGATAGACACCCTAATAATGAGCAAATTCAGTATAGTAAAGAAAACTTTAGTGCAGATTACGACCACGCTATTAATGTTATAGATAGTTTAACAAGTTTAAATATTAGTGATAAAACTAAACTACATTCTGTAATGATGGTAAATACCGGAGAGTTTGAAGATGCTATTATGTCATGTGAAAATGTTGGTAGTGGAATCTATAAGTTAGAATATGATAATGGGGTATTAACAATATCTTCTACTAAAAATCGTGAGTCTGTTAAAGTAACGGTCGGACTCGAACAATGGACCGGCCCTTTAGCAACAGTAGAATTTACAGGACCACTACATAAAGTATTAGACACAGAAGAATTTATTATTGCGTTTAATGATGATTCACCTATTTCTGTATTAAGTAGTAATGTTCAAATTTTACGCGCACCGAGGGTGGTGGATGAATGAATTTAATAGATTATTATAACCAAGTAAGCGAACAGTTAGAGCAAGTATTATCCGATGCAGGAATTGAAAGTCTTGAACATTGGATGAAGAATAAGAAGAGTGGTAAGTTACGAGTAAGTGAACAAATTGCTTACCTCTTAGGACAAATAAACTTGATACAAAGTATGGTCGGTGAAGAAGAGTGAGTGAAGCATATTGGTGTGTTTTATTTATTTGGGTAACGTTTGCAGCATTTGTATTAAAAGAATGGAGAGAGATGAAATGAGAAATAAAGGAAAAGGAATAAACAAGTTAGCGATGGCTATGACGCAAAGAGCAATAGAAACATTACCTGTTAAACATAGAGCAGGTGAATGGATTTCTAAACTTCATGTTGAGAGATTACTATATGGTATCTTTGCTGACATTTATGTTGAAACTGGAGAGGAAGAATAATGGAAACTACTGAAGATAAACCTGAAAGGTGTTGCTTCTGTAATGTAATTATGCCAACGGTGCATGACTCAAATAATGCACAACCCGTTAAAATGGGTAGATGTTGTCATAAATGTAATACAGAATTTGTAATACCTGAAAGAATTAAACTTATCTACGGTTGGTATATGTGAGGTGAATAAATGCCGATAGAATATTTAATGGAAGCGATAGAGAGAATGAGTAAAGAAAATAAGATGATAATGCACGAGATTCTTGATAACTTAGATAGTGCAGAAAAATTAGATGAGCGGTGGAATGAAGTGGTAGCACTCGCTCTACTTATGCTTGATGAATTGGAGGAAGAAGAATGAATAAATGGTATGCAGATTACGACAAAGTAGTTTACTTAGGTTATTTCCTATGTCATGACTTAGGATTAAGAGCAGAAGAACTACAATATTATTATGAAAAACCGTGGAAATATACGGGTGAATGGGAACAAATAGAAGGTGAATATAATGAGTGAAGAAAAAGTAGCAATTGAGGAAGTAACAGTAGCAATAATGCAAATGGTTCAACATTTTACTAATCATATTAACTATGAAATGTTAAGAATTTTGTGCGACACAGGTTATTGTAAAGATTTTGTAAATATGTGTATGATATGCAAGGAAAAAGAACGTGTAGCACTTGAGGCACAACAAACAAAACTTGATGATTTTAGTGAGGAAGAGTAATGGACGAAGAATGGTTAGGAACAATATATTGTTTATTAGCCTGTGTGGGATTCTCAACAGTATATTTAATGTTGTGGAATTTTGTAGATAAAGTAGAAAATCTAATTAAAGAATTTAGAGATAGAAAGAATAAGTGGAAGTGATTGAATGGCAGATAATTTTACATATGATAGAGATTGGGAACAAATACATGATGCGCTTGATAAAGCAGAAAGAAAGCAGAATTGGCACATGATGAAGATACAAAGAAAAGATACACCTAAAGAAGATAAGGTAATGCACATGAGAAACTATAAAGGATTAGAGGGTGTTATTAATGCTCTCCGTTGGGTTCTTGGTGATAGAAAAGTTACAATTAAAATAGTGTTAGGTGATGAATAATGGGTGGATTAGTAAACGATGAGATTAGTTTAACGTTTGATGATGTATTTATTGTCCCTCAATATTCTGAAATTAGAAGTCGTAGTGATATTGATACTTGGTCAAGTGTAGGAGAAGGAATCGGGTTAAATGTTCCTTTAATCGCTACACCTATGGACACTATTTGTGAAAAAGAAATGGCTATTGCTTTAGGACAATTAGGTGGCATGGGAACAATTCACAGATTTATGAGCATTGATGAACAGATTGCTCAAGTAAATGAAACTTTGAACTATGTTAGTAATACTCATTTAGCCGCCGCTGTTGGTGTAAGTCAAAGTGACCGTAAAAGAATTACAAGGTTATGTCAGGAAACAGACATTCAGATTCTAAATGTTGATATTGCACATGGTCATCACCAATTGATGAAAGAAACAATAGGTGCAATACGAGCAGGATTTCCTGAGATTCATATAATGGCAGGAACTGTTTGCACACCTGAAGCAGTAAAAGATTTAATTGAATGGGGTGCAGACTCTATTCAAGTTGGTGTAGGTAATGGTTCACTATGCACTACAAGAATTAAAGCCGGTGTAGGTGTTCCTCAATTTACAGCATTAAGACAATGTGTGAAAGCGTGTCATTCTTCAGGTGTAGCAATTATCGCTAATGGTGGTTGTAAAAGTCCGGGAGATATTGCTAAGGCTATTGCCGCAGGAGCATCAGCAGTTGTTGTTGGAAGTTTATTTGCTGGAACAAAAGAAACACCGGGAGATATTAGAAAGACAGGAACATGGCCTAATGAAACTTTATACAAAGCATATCGTGGTAGTGCTTCAGCAGATTCTAAATCAGCGCGAGGCGAGAAAACAAACATTGAAGGAACGTCACAAGTAGTTCTGTATCGCGGTAAAGTAAAGAGAATTGTTGATGATATTATGGATGGGCTTAGGTCATCAATGTCCTATACAGGTTCAGATACAATTGCTAAGTTCCAAAATAATGCTGTATTCAATAGAGTTAGTCAAGCAGGTTTGAATGAAGCACAACCACATGGTTTAGGGAGGAATAGTTTATGATTATTACAGAAGCACAAGGTAACATCCATATGAGATGGAGAGATGAAGAGGGTAATAGATTAAGTGAATTAGATGAAGATTTTAAAAGTTATTTCTATATTGAGCGAGGTGAGCAACAACCCGTATATTTTGATGTTAGGCGTAAAGGACAAAACGTTAGAATTAGACCAACCTATGATATGGATTGTGATGAAGTTAATATCGCCGGAACACCATTAGTCAAGGTTATTGTTGATGAACCACAGCACATTTATGATATACGAGGCAAGTGGGATAAAACATATGAAGCAGATATTTCAATGGTTAGAAAATACTGTAAAGATGGTAATGCAAAATTCCCTGAATATGAATATCGTAAGTGGTATCTTGATATTGAAACTCAAGTAGATGGAAGATATGATGGGCAGATTAACGCTATTACTGTTTATGATAGTTACGATAAAACTTACTATGTGATGAGTTGGTTCCCAACAGAACCAATGCCTGATATTGATATGAGTTTATCATCGGGAAATACTGAGTTTATTATGTTTGAAGATGAACATGATATGTTAGAACACTTCATCAAATTAATGCAAGATTGTGACCCTGATATTATCATTGGGTGGTATATCATGGGATTCGATTTGCCTAAGATTCTTGAACGTATTGCAGCAAATGATTTGAACCCAAGAGCATTATCACCTATTAATGAGGTAAAAGGCTGTGGGTTTAAAAAGGTCTATAATACAGACTATACCAATACTACTCAAGTTATTAAGGGACGCTACACTTATTGTTTAATGACAACATTTGAGCGACTATGGCTTGACTCACAAAAAGGAACCCTATCTTCATTAGCATTAGACTTCTGTTCTAAATTAGTTTTAGGACCGGAAGCAGGTAAAGTAGAAAAGGGCGACCAAGCAGATGATTTCTTTAAAACCGCATGGATAGAGAAAACACAATTGTTCTTAGAATACAACAAGATGGACGTTGAACTTATGGTTCGCATGGATGATGAGATGAACATTAGTGAAAACTCTATCGCTCTACAAAGGCTACTTGAATGCCCTCTTGATGTTACTTTCTATAATAGCCAAATGGGTGCAACATATTTTATGCGTCATGCAGGATGGGTAGCACCAACAGGTGCTAAAGGAAGTAAAGGTAAATATGAAGCGGCTTTCGTAATGAGTCCTGAACATGAAAAAACATTTGGACTACATGAGAATGTTGCAGTATTTGATTATAAGTCACTTTACCCATCAATGATGGCGGCAAGGAATATCTCATGGGAAACTAAAAACGTTGATAGACTTGAAGCAGATGAACAACACGAGATTGATTTTAGCATACCTAAAACATTAACATTTTGGGAAAGTAAATCTATTGATGTTGCGTTTGCTAAAGAGCCACTTGGGGTTCTACCAAAAGCAGTTCTTTCTCTAATGGAATTGCGAGATACTTACAAGAAGCAAATGAAAGCCGCCACAACAGATGAAGAATATCGTAAGTGGCATTCAGCACAAATGGCTACTAAACGTGTAGTAAATGCTTTCTATGGTGTATTAGCCAAAGATGGTTTTGGTTGGGGCGATATGGAAATGGCCGCAGCAATTACAGCAAGTGCAAGAGAGGCTATGCGGTCAATTGGATTTAAAGCAAGAGAGTTTGGCTATGAAGTTATTTATGGTCATACAGATTCTATCTTTGTTAAGGTTAGAGATGTTGAGGATGCTAAACAATTATGCATTAGGTTAAATGATTATGTGCGTAAGGACGTATTCAATGAATGTGTAGAGTTAGAGTTTGAGAAGATGGTTCATTCGTTCTTCTTATCAAAGAAAAAGAATCGCTATTGTGGTTATCTTTCATGGGTTGATGGTGAATATCTTGATGAACCAAAGTTCTTTGTTATGGGCTTTGAGATGAAGAAGAGTAATGAAACTGCGGTAGCCAAAGATTTCCAATCTTCAGTATTGAAAATGGTCGCTCGCGGTGAACCTGAAATGAGTGTAACAAAATATGCAAAAAATATGTATAACAAAATTTTAAAGGGTGATGTAAAAGTAGATGATGTAGCGAAAAGGCGCAGACTTAGGACGCCATTAGAAGAATACAAATCTATTGGTGGAGGGACAGCAGGTGTATATTATCATAATATTTACTTGAATTCTAATGAACCTATTAATGTAGGAGATAGTTATTACTTTTATATTGTAGATACTCATGGGATTAAGAAGTTTCCTTCACAATATGAAATAAAAGGAAAAATAAGAAATGTAGAATATATTGCAACGAAGAAAATTAGTGATGTGATTGAAAATTTCCCTGTTGCGTGGAATAAAATAGCAGAAGCAGAAATAGTTAAAAAAATAAATTTGATATATGATAGTATGGAATGGGATTTAAATAACGTATCAAGTATAGGAATACAGAAAAAATTAGATGAGTGGTGGTAATTATGGCAAAAACAAAAACATATGCTAAAAGCATAGGGCAATTAAGAGCAAAAATGAATAAAATGGAAGAAGAATATAATGGGTTAGAAGAACAACTCAAAGAACTTCTTGAAAAAGAATCTGAACTATGGGTGAAAAAAGGTGAATGCAGAATTTGTGGATGTAAAGGTTACACAGAATGGCACCATATTATTTCACAGCATAGATGTAAGGAAGAAGGTTTAGACCACTACATTAAGATGCGCTCTAATGTAGTAGAATTGTGTAAGCCTTGCCACGACTTAACAACTGCATCATTGATTAATAAAAATAGAAATGGTAAATCAGGTGCAAGTAAGGTATCAGATGATAATGTGGAGAAGCCCCCAACTGAAGCACAAATCAACTACATTAAGAAATTAAAAGGTGATGTAGAAAAGGCAGAAAATATGAATAGGGGGGAAGTCAGTAAATATATTGACGAATTAAAAAACTACGAGGGGAAGGCTCCGACAGCATGAAAAAGCCGGACCCTGAATATGTAAAGGTGATAAGAATGCGAAAGGAACATGATGAATATACATACAAGTGGGAAACAGGAAGCGATAAATTATTAAAGATTACAAAGTCTTCATTAGGGACATTTGGGTTTTGTCCAGCAAGTTACAAATACTCATATCTTGAAGATATTAGACAGGCAACAAGTCCCGCTATGATTAAGGGAACAGTCATCCATAATGCTCAAGAAGAGTTTTGGAAGATGGTAGATATTGATAAAGCGAAAAAGGTTGCTGATGACCCAATGGAATTACAGAAACACTTTAGGGGATTATACCCTGAAGCACCTGAAGAAGACTACGAGGATATTTACAGGGCTATGACAGCATACAATACAGAACGATTTATCGAATGTATTGAAGAAGATGTAATAGATAATTTCT